AGGTAGGGAGGGGGTGGTTTGGTCAGCCCCTCTGAACGCGAGTAGCGCCAAAGCGGTTGAGGATATGGCAAGGAACCTAGTAACCCATTCCATGAGCATCACCTTTCAGTTAGGGGGTGGTAAGCAGGGTCGCAATCTCAGCGAACTCGGACAGTGACATCAACACTATCCCATCCGTAGTCCCGTCGGGCATCGCCACCATTATGAACGGGCGAATGTCGCCCAACGCCTTCGCCGCATCAGACTGGGCTTTAGCGGCTTGGAAACGGGTAGCAATCGGACCGACCTGTAAGCCTGCTTTGATTTCGGTACGAAAAGCACCACCCCAGTTCTCTTCGTGACGTGTAAGGTGACCGCCCAACCCCAACTTTTTACGGGCACGACGCGCCTTCGCATCCCCTTTAGTCCGATTTCGACGACCGCGAGCGGCAGGGTCGGCACACCCTCTAACTCTTCGTACACCCTGTCGGTCGGCTCTTCCCAGAGTGCCAAACAGCGGGCAGTTGTCCAAGGTACATCTGTCCTTATTGCCCTGACATTCCCCTTTGCGTTCATCGGTCACTTCATTTCCTCAATCATAAAAATGACCTTGTTCGCATCACCCTTCGTGATGTGTTCAATCTTCTTCAAGTCAGGGTTGTTCAACAGGTCGCGCACCTTTTCCAACTTGTCGAGGTACGACGCATGTCCCTTGCCTGAGAGCATGGCACGAATCTTGCCGACCTGAGCCTGCGTAGCAGGAGCATCAGGGTCTTTGATTTGTGGCGTGTCCTGCATCTTGGCTGACGGGAAGTTGGCGTACACCTGGTCAATGAACGATGACACCTGTTCCTGTGCCACCTGGGATTTCTCTGCAGGTGTAGCAGTCATTGTCTTGAACGCGTCACGCAGTTTCGCGTGGTCGGCATCCGACAGGTTGTTGAGGTCTACGCCAGCCTGCTTTGCCACCTCATCGGGGTTGATGTTCTTTTTGGTGCAGGCTTCACGGAACTTGGTGAGCATGTCGGGTCCGACTTGCGGTTTGGGTTCCTGCTGTCTTACGACCTTGACCATCTCCTCACGGGACGGACGGGGAGCGGTCTTCGATTGGAACACGAAGTTCGCCAACGCCCTCCCGATGGCTGACGTCTCTGCGTTTTCGACGTGCGATGTCTTATTCACAGGCGACAGGTCACGCACTTCTTCGGCGTACCCTGTGGCGACTGGGCGTGGGTCGGAGATGTCTTTGTAAATCTCCGCACGGAACACGACCTTGTTGTCGTCGTAGTGGTGGATAGCGGTGAACACTTGTCCGTTCGGGTACTGTGCCCAGAACTTCGCTAAGCGTGTCTCCACTGTCTCGTAGTTGTCGAGGTTGAACCTCATGGTTATTTATCCTTTCCGACCACACGGAATGTGCGGTACTTGCTTTGTTTCTTGTACTTCGCAGCCAGAGCAGGATGCTCGGCTTCGAACTTCTTGGCGTCGAACGAGGTGCGGGATGCTGTCTTCCACGTTACGAGCAACTCGTCTTGCATCAAACCGTATTCCGATTCACCCAACATCTCGCAAAGTTGAGCCTTCACCAAATCCTCCACCTGCTCAGCCTGCTCCTTCTGCTGCTTGGCGAGAAGGTAACGCTCGATGAGTGCGAGTGCGTCTTGCGGTAGTTCGATGCCGCCGTCGGCTCCGCCTTTGCCTTCAGGGAAACGTTCGGCGATGTGACGGTACTCGACGACTGCATCGTCGGGCATGATGCCCATGTCGATAGCGGCAAGGAACTTGCGGCACGCTTCGATGTGGGTTCGTTTCTCGTCGCTCGATACGGCTTGGATGTGGAAGTGCAGGTCGAGGGTGGAGTCGAAGATGACCCACGTGATTTCGTCTACGCCTGTGCAGATGGCTTGCTGTACGCCCTGCCAATACCAGTAGTCGGGGAGTTCACCGCGCCAGATTTTGTTCGTCGTCTTCTGCTCAAACACTCTGCCATCGGAGGACATTGAGTCGATGGTGGCAATCAGGCGGACGCCTGGTTCGTCGTAGCAGTAGAGGATGTCTGGTTCTGTTAGCGGATGTCCTAACAGTTGGGCTGCCCAGTCACGGATAGGGGCTTCAAGGGTGGTGCCTCGAAGCATCGCCGAGTTCGGTGCCTTCGGTGCTGGCGGGTTCGATGCCAACAGTTCGGTGGCGAGGTCGGCGACGGTGACGAACGCGTGTTGCCCGTGCACTGCGGCACAGGCTGAGGCGGCGATGCGTGCCTCACCGTTCTCGTTCTTCCATCGGACGTTCAACCATTCCTGCGAACCGTGCGCAGGCTTAGCGATTTGCGTAAGCATTCATTGACCTTTCTCTTGTAGTTGTGTTCTCTCCTGTTCACCGTACAGGAGGGGTCACACAAAGTCAAGCATCAAATTGGGGGCTACCCAACACGACAACCTTCTGCACCATACCCACAGGGATGTGCGTAACCATGCCAACCGTATCCATCTCTGGGTCCTCGTTCGGGCAGTAGGAACAAGTTACCGACAAGTAACCTTCCAGCAGGTCAGCCCACAGCCAGCCGACGGAGACGACGTGTTGCGGTTGCGCTTTGTATTCCTTGGTGTTTATCCAACCGTTCGGCGAATCGAACGCGTCAATCCAGTGAACGGCTACAAGTGACCACGGGCAGGGGCTAATCATTGTTTCTCCTTACGCATCATAAGACTGGTCGTACAGTAGGGCGCACACGTCCGCTGGTTTCAACAGATACCCCCACGCAGGGTTGTCTGAACGGCGCGCAAAGTCGCGGGTCTCCAACGTGTCCTTGTTCGCCTCAATGAAACGCTTCAACCGTTCAGTGGCAACGATGATGAACCCGCCATCCATAGAAAAGATGTACACCCACCACTGTGCCTTCGTTACTTGCAGCCCTGACGGTATCCATTTGCCGCATTTGCGTGGGTTCTGACGCATCTCTATCGCCATGTTGCCGTTGCGATACCTGTCCGACTTCACTTCGAACGAACCTTCGACGAGGCTTTCCAACATTTTGCGGATACGTCCCTCACCCATCTGCCCATACTTGAGGTCAGCAGCGAAGTTGAAAGTGTTCGACTCGATATCCCACTTGGAGTTTTTCAAAGTCAGCCCACTGGCTCGCCAGTTTTGAAGAACTTACTCAACTCCAACGTCTGCTGCTTGGATGCTTCACGAATCATCTGCAAGCAACCCAAATAGCCGATGGCATCCACCGTGTTATCGGGCAGTTCCAGGTTGTTGTCCAACTCGTGCATAAGACGAGACAGTTTCACGCACACCATGAACAGCACACCGTCTTCGGCGGTCATCACATCTTCGCCTTTGAGTGCGTTGTAGATGGAAACGGTTCTCGAATAGTCGTCGAGGGGATGCGAGTAGGTGTTCTGCCTGTCGCGTGTGATTAGTTCATGGGCTTGGAGGAGTATCTCCGCGCCTGCGGTTGGGTCGTGCATTGTTCCCCTTTGCGAGTTGTTCGACTTTGGCTATGAGATTCCACAAGTCATCTTGCTCGGTCATACCTGGGTAGACCTTCCTAAGAAATCTTGCGATTAGTTTCAACTCCATCTTGGTGAATTGTTCGCCCATTGTCAAGCATCCCCTCCGTGGCGTGGAACTCTATATGGCTATCCAGCCGTTCGTCAAGCCGCTCCACCTTGTCCTCCACCCGCTGCTGCCCCTTGTGCAGAATCTTCAGCATCCCCAATACGACCTGATGGTCGATGTGGTTATCGGTCTTGAACTTTTGGAGAACTGCGACGATGATACCTCCTACCGCTGTGACGACAGCGGCAAGTATCAGCGCCCAGTTCGCATCCATTACGACTCAGCGGCAGGTCGCGTGGCAAGCCACTGCTTGACCGCCTCTGGGGTCGCATCACCCGCCACGTAGCGTAGGTGCCACGGTTCGGATTGGAGTTCCCATGAGAATCCGAAGCGTTGAGCGTTCTTCAACATCCAGTTGAGGCGGGCACCACTCGCATTAGCAATGTCAATAGCAATACCGAGGTTATGGTTGGAGGTACCTGGGACCGCCATCGGAGCGAAACCCTTCTTCAGGTACCACGCTTTCCCTTTGTAGATGCGCGGCTTTTGCTTGAGGAGTTTCTTGTTCGGGTTATCCGTGTGCCTTTGGTAGAACCCGTACTCTTGGGTTTCGAGGGAGCGGTACGTGTCCGCTTGGCTGGTTGGGGAGAGGTCGATTCCTTCGGCGTTGGCTGCGGCGTCCATTGCTTCGTATGCGTCAGCCGCACAATGATGGAGTTTGCCTTTGCCTTCAATGCCGCGAAGAAGTTCTGGACCGAGTTCACCAGGTTTTACCCCTTTCAGGTGGGAACAGAGGGTGACTTTGACGATGGGAAGTTGGGTTGCCACGCGTTTAGGCTTTCTTGCCGAACGCCTCAGCGATTTCCTCACTCGTCAACTCTCCATCCGTAGAAGCAGCAGCAAGTTTCTGAATGACCTGAACGACCGCCATGAAGCCTGCGAGCAGCGCAGACTTGGCTACCGACACACCAATCACTGCACCACCAGTAACGGCTGGCAAGGCATTAGCGAGGAACAGGGAGAAGAGGCGTTGCCCAAGGTCGAGGAACTTGGCTACGGTCTTGTTTGCTACTTCCATGAATCTACTCACTGTCTTCCCCTGTCGTGAAGGTCAGCAGAGAGTGTAGCACCAGGGCTACGCCCGTAATCCACAGGGCTTGCTTCAACGTGGGACCCGAAAGGGTAATCAACACAAGCCCAGTACCCGCCAGGGTCCAAGAGTTTTCAGTGACGTAAGACAGGAACTTCTTCATTATCGTCGCATCCTAGTTGACGCCCCCGCCGCTGCGGTCATAACAGTGCCCGCAGTAACAGCAATAAGGGTGCGACGCTGGGACACAGGAATCTTGGAATCCACAGGAATGTAGGTATCCAGCCCCGACTTGTAGATGTCCACCTCCTCTTCGAACGCTTCTCTGATTTCGGTGGGTGCGTTCTGAACGGCGGCTACTAGGGCGGCGACCTGCTCCTCGTCCAACTCCTCGACCTCTAGGGTGGCGAAGAGTTCGGTTGCCTGGTCGGGTTCTAGCGATACCAAAAGTTGTCCTATTTGGGAACTATCGGTATCGCTGTTGAGGGTAACCTGTGGGGGTGGCGTATTTTCTGGCTCTGTGGTTGTCGGTAGGACTGGTGTTGTTGTTGACGGTGGGATGGTTGTCGTTTCTGGGACGGATGTTGTCGGAGGAACCGTTGTGCGAACCGTCGTCGTGCTGCTGTGAGTCGTCGTCGTTGAAGGCTCAACGGTTGTTGAAGGAGGAATCGTTGTTGTCGGGGGAAGCGTTGTCGTCGTCTCAGGAACGGTTGTCGTAGTAGTAGTTGCGGGAGGCGGCGCCTCTGTGGTAGTTGTAGTCGTAGAGGAGGAGGTTGTCGTTGTTGTCTGAGGTTCTGTGGTGGTGGTTGTCGTACTGGAGGTGGGTGGCACCGTTGTTGTGGTTGGCACTGTTGTCTCTGGCACTGTGGTGGGAGCGATGGTGGAGGTAGTCGTAACAACGGGCGTGTCAGTCCAGAACCATTCCTCAGGAACAGGCAACCAGCCAACCCCCGTATAGTGCAACAAGGTTGCGTGTGCCCCACCACCGTTCTCGTAATACCAAGCAAGCAACTGCTTCGGTTCACCATCAGAGAAATCGACGTCAGCGGTTTGCCCGCAGCCGCCACCACGGTCATACCAATCGTTGATAACCACCTCAGAATCCAAGATGAGTTTGAAGCCGTCATCTGATGCGGCACACAGGTAATAGGTTTGTGGGTCTGGTGGTAGCAGCCAGCCAGTCCAACGCACCACCACATCCTCCGTGACGTTGCTACCGAGGATTGGTCCGCCTCCCCACGCATACTCGATGTTCGAGGATGTCCCTTCGTCAACTACGGGTGTGATTGGTGGGAGTGGGGGTGCTGCGTTGTATTGGTTGTTTTGTCCTGTCCGATTGTCGTAGACGGTGTAGGTGAGTCCTGGTTCAGGTTGGGCGTTGGCTTGGGTGGTGAGGGCGAGTAGGGCTGCTGGCGTGAAGATGAGCCAGCGGTACCTATTCGATTTCTTGGGTTGTCGGTGCGACGAATACATCGTTCACCGCATCATAGATGTCACCGATACCAGCGTATTTGGAACGGAAGTTGCCGTTGTACGAAGTCTGCTTCCAAGTCTTGCCTTCGCCGTGAACCTGCGTCAAATAGGCGACACCGACTGCTTCGGATTCGTTGCCGTTCTCGTCAAGCAGATTCACATTGTCCACCGCAGATACTTGATAGACGATGTTGTTGTCGTTGAGCCATGCGAAGTGTGCCATAGTTATGCCTTGAACCTTACAAGTACGATGCCCTTGCCACCAGCACCGCCAGCCGTGTTTGTGTTTGTTGCGCCGCCGCCACCGCCACCTGTGTTTGCTGTTCCTGCCTGTGGTGATGCGCCGCCGTTTCCACCGCCACCGATACCGCCCGTGCGTGTTG